TGGTTACACAGGTAGTGAAGGTACTATTGGTTACACAGGTAGTGCAGGTACCAATGGAACAAATGGAGATACAGGTGCAACTGGTCCAATTGGCTACACAGGTAGTGAAGGTACTATTGGTTACACAGGTAGTGCAGGTACCAATGGAACAAATGGCTACACAGGTAGTGCAGGTACTGATGGAACAAATGGAGATACAGGTGCAACTGGTCCAATTGGTTACACAGGTAGTGAAGGTACCAATGGAACAAATGGAGATACAGGAGCCACTGGTCCAATTGGCTACACAGGTAGTGCAGGTACTATTGGATACACAGGTAGTGCAGGTACTGATGGAACAAATGGCTACACAGGTAGTGCAGGTACTGATGGAACAAATGGCTACACAGGTAGTCAGGGCGACCAAGGTATACAAGGAAATATTGGTTATACTGGCAGTACTGGCCCTGTAGCAGGTTCTGCCAACCAAATAGTTTACAAAGACAGCTCTAACAATCCAGCTGGTAGTTCAAACTTTACATTTGCTTCAAACATAGTATCTGTTCCACAGATGACTATTTTAGCAGGTGTAGGCGACGAAGGTGGCGAGTTATTATTAGAAAAACCTGCTGCCAATGTAACCTATTCAGGTACGGGTATCACTATTGATGCTTATCGAGATAAATTACGAATATTTGAGCAAGGTGGCGATGCTAAAGGTGCATTCATTGATATTACCACTCTTGGAGCAGGCGTTAGTACACACCTAGTACACTATAAAGCCGCTGCTCCAACCACTAACAAAGGTGCATCAGGGGACCTCAAAGGATTCTATGCAATCAGTGGCGACGATTTTTATGTTTGTAATGATAATTACACCAACGGAACTGCAAATATTTGGGTTAAGATCACTGGCACCAGTTCCTGGTAATTTGTAGCAATAAATATCAATTATGGCATTAGATTTTCCAAACAATCCAAATTCTGGAGATAGTTACACTTCACCCGGCGGTCCAGTCTACGACTGGGACGGAGTTAAGTGGGTTAGTCGCCAGACACTGCCGCCAGGCGAACGCGGGCCCGTGGGCTTTACTGGTAGTCAAGGTATACAAGGAAATATTGGATTTACCGGCAGCACTGGATTTACTGGATCTGTAGGCTTTGTTGGTTCTGTCGGATTTACTGGTTCTGTGGGCTCTGTTGGTTCCATTGGATTCACTGGCTCTATTGGATTCTCTGGCAGCGCTGGATTTACTGGATCTGTAGGCTTTGTTGGCAGTGCTGGTGTGTTATTAAGCAATAGAACTACTACAACTGTTTTCACTGGCAGTATAAGTAACGAAACAACTGCTAACATATCAGCTACTGGTTTTAGGGGTTACTTGCTCTACAAAATTAATACTTCTGCATCTTCATGGGTCAGAGTCTATACTGATCAGGCTTCTAGAACCAGTGATGCTGCTAGAGTTATTACTGCTGATCCTAGCGCCAACTCTGGTATATTGGCTGAAGTTATAACCACTGGCAATCAAACAATTAGACTTACCCCCGGTGTTCTTGGATTTAACGACGAAGCTACTCCAACAGCATCAATACCATTGGCTGTTACAAATAAGTCTGGAGCAACAGCTAATATTAGTGTTACACTAACAATTGTTAGATACGAAAATTAACTATGGAATCTTTATTAAGAGAATATATAGTTACTCTTTATCGTTATGAGGATCTTGAAGAATTTTATAACGATATGGAAACCGAAGGCGGAAATCTGTATATTCCGGGCCGAGCTGTTGATCTAGCTGCTAGACGACCAATCAGCCGTAATACTCATTATATGCTGTCAGACAGCGAAGCTGAAACACTTAAAAACGATACTAGAGTTGAATCAGTGTCACTTACTGTCAGCGAACTTGGATTAAAAGTTGTTCCCTTTGTAACACAGACCAGCAGTTTCTGGGACAAATCAAGCACTGTAAATAATACCCATAGAAATTGGGGACTATTAAGATCTACGGAAGGAATTAATAGATCCAATTGGGGATCTAACGGAACTTCTTCAGTAGCCGGCACAGTTCGACTAACTGCCAAAGGGAAAAATGTTGACGTAGTTATTGTAGACGGTCATTTAAACAAAGACCATCCTGAGTTTGCAAAAAATTCTGATGGAACCGGTGGGTCTCGTGTTATACAATATAATTGGTTTCAACTTACTAATCAAGTCACAGGTGGTACCAATGGTACTTACAATTATACAGTACCAGTAAATGAAGACAATAATCATGGTAATCACGTAGCCGGTACAGCCTGCGGTAATACACAAGGCTGGGCCAGAGATGCTAATATCTATCACATAAACCCATATGGAAGCAGTCCAAGTCCAATATCAACAGAATTTTTATTTGACTACATTAGAGCCTGGCATAAAGCTAAAACTGTTAATCCAGCAACCGGATATAAAAATCCCACCATAATGAATTGTAGTTTTGGTTTATCTTATATCTATGACGTTCCCGGTATTACACAACTCTATTATAGAGGCACACTAGTTAGTTCGGATGCAACAGCAGCACAGTTAACTCAGTATGGAATTTATAACAATGGATCCTTGTGGGTAGCTGACGGTAGATCCACCTCTATTGATGCAGACGTAGTTGATGCTATCAAAGATGGTATCATTGTTGTTGGAGCTTCGGGCAATTGGAGAACCACAGCTGATATCGAAACTGGTCCAGATTTTGGTAATTATTTTATCTGGGTCTCTGGTGGTATTTCATACAAAATACCCTATAACACTGGTCCTAGTCCTGGTTGTGCTCCTGGGGTTATTTGTGTAGGCGCCGTCGATTCTACAGTCAACGATCAAAAAGCAATATACAGTTCAAGAGGACCCAGGGTCGATGTATTTGCTCCTGGTACTAATATTATCAGTAGTGTTAATTCTGGTACAGTTGGGGATTCCAGAGGTTCCAGCTATTTTATAAATAAATTGTCCGGAACTAGCATGGCAAGCCCGCAGGTAACTGGGGTATTAGCCTGTCTATTAGAAATATATCCAAGATGGAAACAGGCCGATGCCAGAGCATATGTAGCAAATACATCCAAGGCAACACAGGTATTTGATACCGGCGGCCCTTTGTCGGATTGGTATTCTCTGAGAGGTGCTGCCAATAAGTATCTTTATTATCGACAGGAACGCCCGGAATCTGGATCCACATGGCCCAAGGTTAACTACAATGCCAGACCCGCCACTGGCGTTGCTTATCCTAGATTCAGCAGAAAAATTTAATCTAAAAATTTGATTTCAGTTGTCTAGCACTATATAATTGTTACATGCTCACGACTGTTCAAGACTCGGTTCTACCACTACTGCCAGCACGAAAAAAACGTAGCCCTAGTGGTTGGATCAGTTTCAATGCACCCTGTTGTATCCACAATGGAGAAAGTTTAGACACCCGCGGCCGTGGCGGCATAATGATGAATCCAAACGGTGGTGTAAGCTATCATTGTTTCAACTGCAATTTTAAAGCTAACTATACTGCTGGCTATCATTTAAATTATAAATTTCGAAAATTTTTAAGTTGGATAGGTGCTGATGAAAATACCATACGTCGTCTGGTAATTGAAGCAATTAGAATAAAAGATCTAGTAGTTCCTGCACAGTCTGAAATCGAAGTCCGGCAAGAAGTTGTTTTTAAAACTCGTTACCTGCCCGAAGATGCAACTAATGTTCTTGAATCCAAGGACAATCTGGCTCTTAAATATCTAGCTGACAGAAAAATAAATCCCAATGATTATACTTTTTATACCAGCTCCAGTTTGGATCATAATTTAAACAGAAGATTGATTATACCGTGTACCTGGAAAAATGATGTCATTGGCTATACCGCCAGGACCTGGGACTCAACAGTTAAACCAAAATATTATTCTAACTATGAACCTAATTTTGTTTTTAATGTTGACAGACAAGAAAAAGATTGGAAGTTTGTCATTGTCTGCGAAGGTCCTTTTGATGCAATGAGTGTTGATGGAGTAGCAATATTGGGCAATGAGTGCAGCGAAGCACAGGTTGACATTGTTGACAGTCTTGGACGAGAAGTTATTGTTGTTCCAGATTCTGATCCTGCTGGAATTAAATTAGTTGATCAGGCAATTGAGTATGATTGGTCGGTGAGTTTTCCAATTTGGTTAGAAACCTGTAAAGATATCAACGACGCAGTATGCCGTTATGGTAAATTGTTTGTGCTTAAAAGCATACTTGATGCAAAAGAAACTAGCAAACTGAAAATTGAACTGAGAAAAAGAAAGATATATAATTAACAATGAACAAACAATACTCAGTTGATCTACAAAAATTATTCTTAGAAATAATGATTACCGATGCACAGAGCTATGTGCGTGTACAAAATATCTACAATGCTCAAAATTTTGACCGTAGCCTTAGAGAGTGTGCCAAGTTTATAAAATCTCATACTGATCAGTATAGATCTTTGCCCACTGTTGATCAAATTCGTGCAGTGTCTGGTACTGAATTAAAACTAGTGCCTGACATCAACGAGAATCATCTTGAATGGTTTATGGTAGAATTCGAAAGTTTTACCAAAAGACAAGAACTGGAAAGGGCCATCCTTAGTGCAGCTGATCTATTAGAAAATGGTGATTTTGGTCCTGTAGAAAAATTAATTAAGGATGCTGTCCAGATTAGCCTGCAAAAAGATATGGGCACTGATTATTGGGCAAGTCCCAGTGATCGATTAAACAAGTACTTTAATGCCGGAGGACAGGTTAGTACCGGATGGCCACAGATGGATAGATTACTCTACGGTGGATTCAGTCGCGGAGAACTTAACATTTTTGCCGGCGGCTCTGGTTCAGGTAAGAGCCTGGTAATGATGAATATTGCACTTAATTGGCTACAGCAAGGACTAAGTGGTGTATACATCACGCTTGAACTTGCGGAAGAACTAACCAGCTTGCGTACTGATGCTATGTTGACTGGTATGAGCACCAAAGACATACGCAAGGATATAGAAACTACTGAACTTAAGGTTAAGATGGTAGGTAAAAAGTCTGGTGATTACCAGGTTAAGTATATGCCAGCACAGAGTAATATCAATGACATTCGTGCTTACCTTAAGGAATATCAAATCCAGACCAACAAGCGAGTCGACTTTATAATGATTGATTATTTAGACTTGCTGATGCCGGTGAGCACCAAAGTTAGTCCCAGTGATCTGTTTGTCAAAGACAAGTATGTATCTGAAGAACTACGTAATTTGGCCAAGGAGCTTGGTGTTTTAATGGTCACTGCTAGTCAGCTTAATCGTAGTGCAGTTGAAGAAGTAGAGTTTGACCATAGTCATATATCGGGCGGTATTAGTAAAATTAATACAGCAGATAATGTATTTGGTATTTTTACCAGTCGTGCCATGAAAGAACGCGGAAAATATCAAATTCAGTGTATGAAATCGCGTAGCAGCACGGGCGTAGGACAGAAAATTGATCTAGACTATAACATAGAGAATATGCGTATTACTGATCCTGGCGAATCTTCAAACGAGGAATCAGGTTATCGAAGCACTGCTACAAACATTTTAAATTCTATTAAAACAACCACTACAATTAACAAAGAAACTGGTGAAATTACTAGTGCACCTAAGGTGCAGGCTGATTCAACCAAATTAAAACAAATGCTTGGTGGGCTAAAATCTACACAACTTTAAATTAGTCAAGAGTATAAATACTAGATCACGAGGGCAACTCTTGCAGAAAAAAACCAGAAGTTTGTTAGCTGAACTAGACAGTATTGCTTCACAAAGGGATAAAGAAGACTTTGTGGAAAGTCGCGCGACCAATGTAATACAAGGTGCTATTAATTTACTTTCTTTTATTAAAGAAAATTACGACGACGAAACAGCTGGAGAACTTGAGCGCAGACTTCTTAACAGTATACGCAGTGGTGACTCGTCAAAATTTACTCGCGGTATAAGAAAGATTAAAAATGAAAGTTAATGATATTATTAACGAAGGCCCACTAGACTGGGCTAAAAACATTGGGTCTAAAGTCAGCGGGCTTGCACAAAACGTTACAGCCTATAATCAGCAGCAAAAAGCCCTGCAGGATTATAAAGAATTAGCCAAAGAAGCTGGTCAAGAATGGAATAGATTGGTTGCCTCTTATAGGAGACAACCTGGTATGACGCCTGATGCACTTTCAGCATTGTTAGTACAATACATGGATCAACGTCACAAAGACAAATACAATAAACAAAATCCTACCAACATCCAACCACCAAAGTTGACGTCTATCAGTGATGCAGCCACAGCAAATAAGTACATCTTTGATAGAATGATAGAATATTTTGGTAGACAGCGTAGCACTCAGGCTTCAACAGGTCAATTACCTACAGGTTATCCATTGCCTAAACAAGATGCTGAAATTGAGTATCGCGGTTATGATATTGTCTATGATGCAGGCACCAAACAATGGTATAATAAAGAAACTGGTGATGTCTATGCTGACAAAAATTCGATCAACATTCTTAATAAAACATACTACGATCAACAGAAAAAACAAGGTGCTGCGGCAGCTCCGGGTGTTGCGGCAGCTCCGGGTGTTGCGGCAGCTCCTCCTACACCTTCGCCTGCACCAGGGCCCACATCAGCACCTGCTGCTTCGCCACCGCCTGCATCAGCAGCAGCGCCACCGCCACCACCTGCTCAACCAGGTAAATCAGCATCGGGGTTAGAAAAAATAGTAGCAGAGCCGGTGGACGATGAAAGAACCTACGGTAAACCTAAAAGAGATGCCGAAGTTAACTTTAAAGGAAAAGACTACGGATTTACCACTGATGACAATTCATGGCATGAGGATGATACTGGAGCAGATGTAGATGATCCAAATTTAGTTAAACAGCTAAACAAGAGATATTACGATCTTAAAGATTTATCAAAAGTTGGAAAAGCAGATGATCCTGATGATCCTGCATACGATGTGTTTGATCCAGAAAATACAATTGGTGGAGCACTTAAACAAGGGCCTAAAAATAAAGTTACTGACATATCAACTAAAAAAGCATGGAAACCATTGGACCCACTGTCAGAAGGTAATATCATCAAAGAAGGTGGTAATGCTATTCCTAGTTCAACACCGGTGCTCATGGACGATGTAAAAACTGTAGTTGAATTAGCAAAAAAGTTCTTGCCTGCAGAGCTAGTTTCAGGTCTTCAAACTGATATTGGATCTGCAGGCTACAAAATTAAATCTGGCGATATTGATATAATGGTTGAAGCCGAGGATGTTGTTAATTTATTTAAAACACACGAGTCTAAGGATCCAGTCAAAGAAGCCAAACAAAAACTCAAAGTCTACTTTGAAGGTAAAGGAGTTGAAGCTAACGTCAACGGTCGTAACGTTAGTATAGGTATAGTTTATACCAATAGTCTGACTGAGCAAAAACAAACAGCACAAGTTGATGTTATGGTTATACACGAAGCCGCAGTTGTGGCACCCTGGCATCAACATGGACTTAGAGGAATGTACAATGATCCTGAGTTTAAAGGTAGTGAATTATTCATGCTTATCAGTAGTATTGCCAAACATCTAGGATTAAAATTTGATGCGTTTGGTGCAAAACTATTGCGTAGGGACAACAACGAAGTAGTCGGTCGCACTAGAAAAGAAGTAGCAAAGATATTGCTAGGTCCTGGAGCTCGAGAAGAAGATCTAGATAGTGTTAAATCGATGCTAAAAGCCTTAGAAAAAGACCCTGATCGTGAAGGAAAACTAGCACAAGCACGCCAGGATGCCGCAAAAGGACTTATGCGTTTACCTGAGACAGCCGGACCAGGCACTGCTGCTTGGTTTAGACAAATAAGTGATTCACTGGTATAATGAAAAGATTTGTTGATTATCTGTTTGAAGCTATTGGGGACGGCCCTAGAATTCCTCACCCAGAGGATGCTATTCTTCAAGGATCAGACATTGCCATGAGATATGCACTGGCTCTTGAAGAAATTGTGCAGAAACCTGAGCTAGGTACTATTAAATGGGACGGTGGTATTGCACTTTACTTTGGTCGCAATGATCAAGGACAGTTTTTTATAACTGACAAGTATATGCCTGCTAAAGGAGTATATCCAACTAGTCCCCAAGGTTGGAGAGATTATGATGCTGACCGAGGAGCCAACCGTGCAGATTTATATGCTAAAATTGATGCAATCTGGCCTGGCCTGGAAAAAAGTGTAGGCAATACTTCAGGGGTGTTCAAAGGCGATTTGATGATGGTAGATCCCAGTGGTCTAAAACCCACTGGTGATAATTTTGTCTTTAGTCCTACTACTGTAACCTACACCGTACCAGTACAAAGTTATCTAGGTAAATTAATGGAAAGTAAAGTGGCACTTATTGTTGTTCACGAATTTGATGGCCAACCCTGGAACGGTAGCACAGGACTTAAAAATATCAGTAATGTAGCAGTTATTGCACCTAACGTTGATCAAAAGTTTAGTTTATCTAATTCAAGTGTACTTCTTAAATCTGTTAGGGATGCTGAAACTATTATCAGTGCCAACGGCAAACAAGCTGATGCATTTTTATCAGGACTTGATAACGTTGCTCGCGGACTATTAAGCAAGTATTTGAATCACGTAAGAACTCAACAAACCAAAGACACAATAAATCAATGGCTACAGGTTAATGCAAATAAAAAACAATATAATAACCTAATAGGTGACGGCGAGTCGGGCTATATGGCTAAAAATAAAGAAGGTTTAGAAGCACTTTATCAAATTTGGAACTCGGTATTTCGTGCCAAAGTTGCAATAGTCAATGCTTATGAAGGACAGATAAAGAATTTTAGTCAGCAAACTTCCGCTGGCCCTGGCGGCGAAGGGATAGTCTTTCCTACCAGCTACGGACTAGTTAAGCTGATTAATCCAAACTTTGGCATAGCGCACTTTTCAAAAGAGCACTGATTTTTGTCATTTTGATAAATAATTACATACGCGAAAGCGTAAACTATTAGAAAAGGAAAAAAATCATGGCCGTATTTACAAGAATTAATGGTAAGACTGAAGGCTTTAACGGTTTTGGCCGTACAGCTCAACTAGTATCTCTTAGCAAAACAAACATCACACAAGCAGAAGCAGATTCGCTTGTTCAGTTTATTCAACTAACCAACAGCATTACTGCTATCGGTAGCTTTGAAGCTGGTGTTACTGATGTACTTTACATGCTAGTCGAAGGTCCTGGCGTTACTGCTGGTGCTAACTTTGGTGGTGTAACTGGTGTTACAGCCGCAGTTGTTGACACATTTGCTATCAAGTAATTACTTGTTACAAGAATAAAAGCCCTACTCCGGTAGGGCTTTTTTACGACTTAAAAAAGTGTCCTATAAATATCTAGATGAATAAACTAGGACTATGGTTTTCGGGATACACACTGGTTGATGTAACTGATACTGGTATACGTAGATATCAGCAGGAACTGCACTTAAAACGCAATCAACAGCGTAACTGGGAAACAGTGTTGCAGGTAATAGGACTTAGAGCACAACCCGTTGATCTAGTAGGTGCAAGAAATCCTAAGATGGTTTCCATGCAGACACACAATTTTGGCAGTTACTATCGTGGAAGTCAACGCTGCTGGAAGTTTATGTTTTTTATAGAGCACAACGAAGTTTTTGGTCCAGAAGAAGATCCTACTAGATTTTTAATACAAGACTTTGATGAAGTTCCAATCATAACAGGATTAGAAGAAACTGCTGCTTTTCCTGACCCAGTTTTTTACACAGAAGGAATACTGAAAAATTTATATTTCCGTGTTTCTTTTGAAACGGAGTAAATATACTATTACGGTTTAGAAAAGGATCAGGCCAGATGTCTACACAAATTGAAAAAGTAAGTCTTGAAGCGCACGTAGAACTGTGTGCTGAAAGATATGCCACATTGGCAGAACGCTATAATTCACTTCAAATAAAAATAGACGATCTAAGCAAAGAAGTAAAAACAATAGAACAGCACATGCTCTTTATTAGAGAAGCGCTGGCGGGAACAAGAGACAAAAACAATAAACAATTGATTGCTATTGGTACAACTGTTTTTAGTGTACTTGCAGCAGGAATGATAACATTGATAGTTACCTTATTCAATAAAGTATGAAAATAATTGAGCTAATCAATAATCTACAGATGCCTATCAGCAATGAAGAAGCAGATGTTTTAAACAAATTTGTAGAAAATCAAATTATACCGAAAACAAAACTAACTGATAGAGAGCAATACCTGGCCAATCAGTTAGTCAATAAAGGTGCACTAATCAGAAGAAACAACAATGGACAAATTGAATTCCATAAACACAGTAACCATTGAACAGATTGTCGACCGGGCAGTTTTATATTTAAAAAATTGGACTCATAACGAGCTCAATGCTATTTTAAAAAAATCAGTCGATGAACGACAGCCTATTATAGTTAATTTAAAAAATCAAAAATGGCTAGTGGGTAATTATCTTATCAGTCAATATAATCAACGTTGGTGGAAACTAAAACACAGATTTACCAGTGATGAGCAAATTTTTAGTAACAAGTTGTCGGCAATTTACTATGCCTATCACTATCAAATTGGATACCTTGCTCGTGCCAATAATATTCTTAAAGAAGATGACGATGTCAGCAGGTTACTATTAAAAACTGAACAGTACAAACAACGATTTTTACAAGCAAAGAAAAAGAAAAATTTGCACAAAATTGATTTATTTTTTACAAGATATCAGGAATCTGCACTAAAGTTGTCGGCCTCAAAGAATCTACTAGAGAAAACTTTAAGATCGGCTAAATATATTAAATTCTAGGAATTACTAATTATGAACCTTAATGATATTAACCCAGTTGTTTCATCCCAAAAGATGAACTCTATTATGAATTCTCGCTTTGGATTCAAGATTGATTTTAGTCGACTAAACTACGGTAAAGCACTAAATCTCAGCAATACCATCAGTGAAAATCTAAATCGTATCAGACACAGCTACGGAGTACACCGTGCTGAAAAAAATCCCAAGTACATGGAATTACTAATGGTGCGTGAGAGTTTGAACAAGTGGCTTAAAGAAAATCGCAATCTAATGGAAGGCGAACTAGGCAAAAGCGAAGCTATTCTAGCAGCCAAAGACATGGTTGATAGTCTGCAAGACATGGTTGAAAAAGTCAGCAAGATGCAGGTAGAACAACTACCAGCTCTTATTGATACAATTCGTGATCAGATGGGCCCACAAAATGCTGACCAATTCAAGAGTTCAATGGGACAGCTATTAACAGATCTTTCTGGTACACTAGCACAGGCTCGCGAAACAGCCGATGCGTCGGCACGCCAACTTGCTGGTGAAGAAGTAGGTGGCGGTGGTATGCCCGGTGGTATGCCTTTACCAGGCGGGCCTGCACCAATGCCTGGCAGTGATGTTGACACCGACCTAGATACTTTTGCTGCAACTGACGCCGCCGCTGGTGGGTCTGAACCTGTTGGTAGAGAAAAGCGTTAATGAGAGCTCGTGAATTTATCATTGAAAATCGAAATTCTAACTTCTCAGAAAACAATTTAATTGATAGTCTAGAGGCAGTTAGAAATCGTTTCCAGGATACTGGCGAAGAACCCAAAGTGTCACTTAGGGCACTTGTCACGATGGTTCGAAATATGCCTGGGTCTGAGATGTTCAATGTAGATTCACTGAAATCAATTTATGACAGTAGTCCTAGAATTAAAAATCTGATTGCCAGTGTTAAGGACGACGAATCGGGTACTAAAACAGTTTTTCTAAAACCGGCTACTACACCATATGACGACCCCGATCTAGATATCAATCGAGTTGATACGGACAGCGACACTGGCAGCGGTGGATCTCCACGTGGCGGCCCAGAAGCCACAGTTGGCAGCATGGCCAAACGAGCTGCATCTAAGCGTAGCTAATATAGATATTGCTTGCATATTTTAATCAAGTATGCTAAAATGCATATTGTTTATTGAAACATATGCTAATCGAAAAATACAAATACCAAGCCATTAATAGAGAAGTTGTCGACGGAAAAAGACATTATGTCACTCCAGCCGGAGACCGAGTTGCCAGCGTAACAACCATACTTGATGCAACTAAGCCTGCCGAAAGTCGCATTGCACTAGCCAATTGGAAAAAAGCAGTTGGCGAAAAAAAAGCTCAAGAGATAACAACAGAAGCTGCCAATCGCGGAACAAGGATGCACACCTACCTTGAAAAATATATCAAAGGTGATCAACTTAAAGATACTGTTAGTAATCCATATGCACAACAAAGTTTAGCAATGGCAAAAACTGTTATTGCCTCAGGATTTTCTAAAATTACAGAAGTTTGGGGCAGTGAGGTACCTTTATACTTTCCGGAACTGTACGCAGGCACTACAGACTGTGTGGGTGTTCATGCTGGCGATGAAGCAATACTAGACTTCAAGCAGACAAACAAACCCAAAAAAATAGAATGGATTGACGACTATTTTTTACAGTTAACAGCCTATGCACTGGCACATAATGCAGTCTATGGAACTAGCATAAGAAAAGGCGTGATTCTCATGTGCGTCCGACCTCCAGAGATTAGCCCGGGTCAATGGGGAGATCCAGTTTATCAACAGTTTATCCTAGAACCTAAGGATTTTGAAATGTGGTCCAATCGCTGGTGGGATCGAGTTGAGCAGTACTATAGATCTAAATAAATACATCTACTAGGATGCAAAAATGGCTGTAATACAGATCTCTCAAATTCAGGTTCGCCGCGGGTTTTTAGAAGACTTAGGACAATTAGGGTCTGGCGAATTTGCCTGGGCTGTTGACAAGCTTCGATTATTCATTGGTAACGGCACTATAAACGATGGTGCTCCCTATGAAGGCAACACCGAAATACTGACCACTAACAGCGATCTAAAAGCCATACTTGGAGTTTATACCTATGAGGGCAGTCTTGGCGGCTACGTTGTACAAACTGGTCCTGACCTGGCCAATAGAATTACTAGACCATTTCAAGACAAGGTTGACGATATTATTAATATCAGAGACTTTGGAGCCAAGGGAAACGGATTTGATGACGACACCCCGGCCTTACAAAGAGCCCTATTTGAAATTTATGGGCGCAGGTCACTGACACCCGCACCTCAGACCAGACGAACTATCGATTTCCATCCTGGTGTTTATTTAATTGGCGATTCATTGTTGTTTCCTCCTTTTACTTCATTGAGAAATTCCAGCAAGGACAGTGTAGTTATAAGATTGGTCGGAACAGTTGGTACTTCAGTTTTCAGAGTCACTGATGGTGCTGGCGGACATTACGCAACCCAAGTTCCTAGCGCAACTTCACTAAGTTATATTGGATCAATTTCCTGCACTGGAATTAGATTTGAATCAAGTTTAACAGGTACTTCGGTTGGAATAATTGATTCATCTAAGGGAGTCTATTTTAATCGCTGTCAGTTTAATGGGCCCGTAGTAGCTTCTAGTGTAGATTCTTCTACAGGTATTTCCATTAGCTCCGAGTTATCGCCAACAAACAATGTACATTTTATTGAATGTGACTTCAATAGGTTTGGAAAAGCACTGGACATTACATCCAACATTGGCGCAGTCAGTGACATTGTGGTTGATCGCTGTACTATCAGTAATAGTTTTAAAGGTGTGATTGCCACTGCTGGAACTAATAAAATTGATTCAGTCAGAGTTACCAATTCTGTGTTTGCATCGGTAGCAAGAGAAGCACTAGTAACAAATGCCAATGTCTCTCGGGTAACCAGTGCATTCAATACCTACACACTAATTGGTAAAACATATTCGCCAAGTGCTCCTGCGGTAAGCCATGTCATCGACTTTGGCGGCAGTCTCTGCTACAGCATAGCCGACATGATTGATCGATCACCAACTGACGAATTATATTATGATTCAGTGATGCACCGTAATGACACATCAGTAAGTACTCATTCTGCTGGACATTTTAGATTTGGCAACACCTACCAAACTATTGGAAAGAGTATTATACTTTTAAATCTGAGTACCAATCTTATTCCTTTAAATACAAAATACAAGAGTGGGATAATTGATTATTCTATTGAACGAGCAGCATCATTCCGAGTCGGTACAGTTAAATTTTCATTCAATTCAGCAACACAAAAATTTGATTTTCATGATTCGTACACAGAGACAGACAATGTTGGAGTAGATCTAACAATTGAATACAATAATTCTTCAGGATCTTTAAAGCCATATATTATTTGCATTGTCGCAGATTTAGCCAGCAGTGCTATAATTACTTTTGACATTAAATCACAATATCAATAAAATATTATCAACAATGTGGAACCTTAGATCAGACGAAAGGCTCCATGAATGGAAAGAGTTTCGTGAACGAATTGGTACGGTACCTGTAGAGCAGGCCATTCGCGAAACTGGTCATTTATGGAGTTATGCACCTTATGTAAATCATTATCTTGACGGACTAGATATTGAAGACTGGCCGGACCCTTGGATATTACTCCATGAAAATTACTATTGCGATCTTGCAAAAGTTTTAGGCATGTTGTATACTTTATATCTGAGTTCTCACTACAATAAAGAAATAAACAAGTTGGAAATTAAAGTACACAAAAATCTCACGAATCAAGACACTACAAATAGTCTTTGGATCAACGAGGGAAAATATATACTTAATTTAGATTTTGACACAGTCGTAAATAAAAATCAAGTCAACGAAAATTTAGTTTTAAAGCACCAGTACACAGTTCAAGATCTACGGCTTAATCTATACTAAAACAAGGATTCAAACTTAATGACACAGATACAAGTTATAAAAAGAAACGGCGAAAAAGTGCCGTTGGATATTTCAAAGATACAACGACAGGTAGCGTTCGGCTGCAGAGGTATAGATGGTGTTAGTCCCTCCATGATAGAAATTCGTTCGCAATTAGAATTTCATGACGGAATGACCACAGAGACCATTGATCAACTATTACTTCAGTCAATGGTCAGTCTGATTGATGAAAGCGAAAATCCAGAAATTAATAATGTTAATTATCAATACGTAGCCGGCAGGCAGCGCCTCAGTATGCTACGAAAAGAAGTTTACGGACAATATGATCCACCAAAGCTCTACAGCATAGTAAAGAAAAATGTTGAGTTGGGTATGTACACCAAAGAGTTACTTGATTGGTACAGCGAAGATGAATGGAACATCATTGACCTATTCATCGACCATAGTAAAGATGAAAACTATACCTATGCAGCCATTGCTCAGCTTGCTGAAAAATACCTGGTACAGAATCGTGCCACAGGTAAAATTTACGAATCGCCACAGGTACGCTATGCAATTGCCGCCGCCACTGCTTTCTATGCTGAGGATAAAGAAAAAAGATTAAAGTACGTAAAGGAATATTATGAATGCGCTTCAGATGGTCATTTTACTCTTGCTACTCCTGTTCTCGCTGGTCTGGGCACTACTACAAAACAATTCAGTAGTTGTGTGCTCATTAGTAGCGATGATACCCTTGATAGCATATTTGCTGCGGGAGAAATGATGGCCAAGTATGCTAGCAAACGAGCTGGCATTGGATTAGAAATTGGTCGTATTAGACCTCTTGGTGCTCCTATTCGCAATGGTGAAATTAAACACACAGGCATGCTTCCATTCTTAAAGAAATGGTTTGCTGATCTACGCAGTTGTAGTCAAGGTGGTATACGTAATGCCAGCTGCACTGTAACATTTCCAATTTGGCACGCTCAATTTGAAGATTTGATTGTTCTTAAAAATAATCAAGGCACTGAGGAGACCCGTGTTCGTCAAATGGATTACAGCGTAGTAGTAAATGCCATGTTCTGGCGACGTTATAAGAATGGTGAAAACATTACTCTCTTTGATCCTCATCAAGTTCCAGATCTTTATGAAGCCTATTATAGGGACACAGCAGAGTTTGAAAAACTTTATCTAAAGTATGAACAAGATAAGACAAAGAAAAAGAAAAGTTTACCAGCGGTTGAAATATTCAAAAACGGAATCCTTAAAGAACGTACTGATACTGGGAGAATATATCTTGTCAATATCGATAACGTCATCAACCAAGGTCCGTTTGATACCACCCTTGATCCAATCTATCAATCAAATCTATGCCAAGAGATACTTTTACCCACCCGCCCTTTTCAAAGAATTGAAGATCCTGAGGGACGAATTGCTTTGTGTACTCTTGGCAGTCTAAATTGGGGTGCTTTCCGTACTCCGCAGGATATGCGTAAATGCTGCCGTATACTAGTTCGTAGTTTGAGTAATATATTAAACTATCAAGATTTCCTAAGTATACAAAGCAAACTTGCCAATGGAGATTTTGAGCCATTGGGTATAGGTGTTACTAATCTTGCCTACTGGCACGCCAAACGTAATTTTAAATATGGTTCCAAAGAGGCATTGTCCGAAGTCAAACGTTGGATGGAACACCAGGCCTATTACCTGACAGAAACCAGTGTAGAATTAGCTCAAGAAAGAGGAGCCTGCGAAAGAAGTCAGCATACCTGGTACGGTCGAGGAGTCTTTCCATGGGAGCGTCGTAACGTTGGAGTCGATGAACTAACTGATTTTTCGCCCAGTATGGATTGGGAACCTTTGCGTGAAAGACTTAAAAAATATGGAATTAGAAATGCTACACTGATGGCAGTGGCTCCAGTTGAATCCAGTAGTGTTGTGTTAAATAGTACTAACGGTATTGAAATGCCAATGGAATTGATCAGTGTTAAGGAAAGTAAAGCAGGAAGTTTTGTGCAGGTAGTTCCAGAATATAAACGATTAAAAAATCGTTACCAACTGATGTGGGACCAGACTGACTGTTCTGAGTATCTTAAAACAGCAGCAGTAATGGCAGCCTACATTGATCAAAGTTTGAGCACAAATACTTTTTATAATCCTGCACATTTTAAAGATGGTAAAATACCTGGCACACTAGTGGCCAAGAATCTTATGTTGGCCTACAAGTGGGGAATTAAGACCATATACTACAGTTTAATCAATAAGGTTGGAGCTAAAGTTAGTGTCGAAAACACAGAAGTTAAAACGTTAGATCTCAATTTGAATACTGACGTTAATTTTCTGGAGGAGATTCCAGAAGAGGATTGCGAGGCTTGTAAGCTATGAAAGAACTAAGGCGAACAATTATATTGACTCGCCTTAGAAGGATACGTAATATTTTGGATAACGCAAAAGGAAAGATATCTAAAAAAGATCGCGATAGTATAAATCGATTCATAATGACTTTGCCTCCCTATATTTTTAGGTTTGTTGTGCAACAAGTTCATTACATAGAGAAACACAGAAAAGAAAAAAAATGAGTTTAGAACAATATAATTTAAAAAAACCAACAAATTATTTACAAAGATACATGTTTTTAGATCCTGAAGGTCCTGTAACTGTACAACGGTTTGAAGAAGTCAAATATCCTAGAATATCAAAATTTGAAGAACTGGCCCGCGGATTCTTCTGGGTACCTGAAGAGATTTCTTTGACCAAAGATAAGATTGATCACAAGGATGCCAGCGAAGCAGTTAAACATATTTTCACCAGTAATCTACTACGACAAACAGCTTTAGATAGTATTCAAGGCCGTGCTCCTAGTCAAGTTTTTCAACCTGTTATCAGTGTTCCTGAATTAGAAGCTCTTGTAAGTAATTGGAGTTTCTTTGAGACAAACATTCATAGCAAAAGTTACAGTCATATTATTCGCAATGTCTACGGTGTGCCCAAGGATGTCTTTAATACTATTCACAGTACACAAGAGATCATTGACATGGCATCCAGTGTAGGCAATTATTACGATAAGCTGCATCAATTGAATTCTGCCAAAGAAGCAGGCTTTCAAGTTAACGAACACGATCATATTCGTGCAATCTGGCTAGCACTTAATGCCAGCTATGCGCTAGAGGCTTTTCGATTCATGGTATCATTTGCCACCAGTCTAGCCATGGTTGAAAATAAAATCTACATTGGCAATGGAAATATCATCAGCCTTATACTACAGGATGAACTACTGCACACTGAGTGGACTGCCTGGATTATTAATCAAGTGGTCAAAGAAGATGCTCGCTTTGCTCGTGCAGCCGATGAATGTCGCGATGAAGTATATCAAATGTATCTAAGTGTTATACAAGAAGAAAAACTCTGGGCGGACTATTTGTTTAAGAAAGGCCCAGTAATTGGTCTTAATGCTGCCATTCTTAAAGATTTTGTTGACTTTACAGCATTTACAAGACTTAAAGACATAGGCGTTAAATATCTTGAGGACCATCCGAAGACAAATCCAATTCCGTGGTTCAATAAACACATAAATATCAATAAGAAGCAAACAGCACTTCAAGAAAGTGAAAGCACTAACTATGTAATTGGTGTCATGGGTGAGTTTGTGGATTATGAAGATTTACCAAATATTTAAGGAGACCTAAATGGCGCAAATTGATGAAGAAAGAATGTTAGTCAAGTTTAGTAGTTTAATCAGAGACACTCAGCTGGCAAATGCAAACACTGTTGTAAGTGAAACAATACGTGCTGATATTGAAAATTATGCACAAAACTTAATTAATACTACAACAGGTACATCTGGAATATATATTATCGAAGTTAGCATTACACAAAGTTGATCGGAGACTCTGATGTATCAAGAAGAAGTTTTAATTCGATTTAGTAGATTGATCAGAGGCGATCAATCAGTCAATGATTTTACAGTGGTCTCGGAAGAGATTAGAGCTGATATTGAACAATTCTCGGCAGGTCTTGTTGTTGATCAAACTGATATAACAGTAACAGTGGAAATAATTTAAAATGTTGACAGTTTACAGTAAATCAAATTGTCCTTTTTGTGATCGAGCAAAAATGCTGCTAAAACAAAAAGGAGTACCTTTCAACGAAATTCGTGTTGACGAAGATCCGACTGCTAGACAGTTTATTATTGATGCTGGACATAGAACAGTTCCACAAATCTACAATGGTAATAAACTTTTTGTTGAAGGTGGTTATCAAGGTCTAGCCCGACTAGACGAAAATGCTTTTCAAGTTTTAAAGGAACAAATCAATGCTAATTGAGCGAGTAAAAAACAAATACGAACTAGACGAAATAATTTCATTTAAAATGGTCAATGGCGATGAAATACTAGGAAAAATGGTATCTTTTAGTGACGGCCATTATGAGCTAGACAAACCCTGTTTGGTTGTTACCACACCAGAAGGTATTGGTCTTATACAGGCCATGTTCGGACTAGATCCTGAAGTAGAGTCGATTTCTATTAGAGATCAACATATCATCAGTATGTGTAGAACTCATTCAAAAATGCGTGATCATTATATCACTGTTGTTAACAACAAAGGATAATCGTGCCCGGAGTAGTCAGAGACGGTGATAAAAATAACGTTGGTGGTGTAGCTAAGAGTTCCATCACCAATGTGATAGTCAACAACAAACCTATTGTGGTAGTAGGAGACAAAGTTCTTCCTCACATCAAAGGCGCACCACATGCCAAAGCCAAAACCAGTGGCGGTGTAGCCACTGTTGTTGCCGGCAACAAACCAGTGATAGTCAAAAATGACTCAGATACCTGTGGTCACAAAAGGCAAGATGCCAGCGGCGACGTTGTAGCAGGTTAAACTAGATAAAAGTACGTGTTACCTGTGTTTTTTCAGGTAAATATAGTATGTCTCAAACTTTGACACCTATTTTAACTGTAGCGGCAGCCGGGCTGATTGCCGAGCAAGGTCTTGCTCCATCTGCCAATCTGATATCTGCTATTAACTCATTTAACAGTTCAGCTATAACTGCGGCTACTCAAAATTTATTAATTTCGGGTAATACTCAGATAGTAAATCTACTTGCAACTATTCCTCCTGGCTTATCTGGGATAGTCACTGCTAATTTACGAAG